GCCAACGATAGACTAGCATGCTAGTCTTACGTCTTGTGTATGAACCGACCGAAAAAGCAGGCTTATCGCCTGCCATGATACTGCTACCATCACCTGGTTCGATTGGTACTGCCGACGACGTTTCTGCGAAGAAACGAAGTAGCATATCCCAACCGTCCATAGTGTGGTGAATAACAGGAACTTTAGTGTCACGGACCAACCATTCCCTCTTTTGGAGGTATTTGTTGATCCGAAAACGCTTGGGTTTCATGTATTCGGGGACTTCGCGGAGATGCGGAACCTTCAGGTTGAAGGACGCGTCTGGAATTGCACCGTATACACGGTACAACATGCCTACGATCAAGTCGTAGCTGCGATGGTAACCACGCTCATACATGGAGTTCGCGTAAGCGATCCATGATGTGTAGCGTTCGGGGCTAGGTGAATCAGACCAGGTGGTCCGTAAACGGACCGGAGTGACGTCGACGCCCTTAAAAGCGTCCATGCCACAGGATTCTCTGAAGAATCCACCTGTACAACTCTTGTCACGGTTTACTTTTAAACCAAATGACTCGAGGATGCTCATTGCATTCATGGCGTAAGCCGTTGGAACAATGACATCATCACCGTACACCAATATACGATCTTTCGTATATGAGTCGGGTGCTGCCGCAGAGAGAATAGCCCAGACAGTTATAGCCAATATGGGAAAGCATAACGCTGACCCCATTGGTGCAAACTTCTGAAGCTTCAAATTCTCCTTGTTGGGAAGCACCGTAGACGAACTCCTTGCTGAGCACAGGATGTCAAAAACATCCGGTGGGAACAGTAGGCGAACCAGATCAATACTAACGCGATCCGAAGCCTCCTTGAGGTCTAAGGTTGCGAACGCACCGTTTATGGAGCCATAGAAAGCTCCTGTTCGGTTCGGGGATTGATCAGTGAAGAAGACGTTGCCCCTAGTGAGCTCCAACGTCTCTATGTGTTGAACCAATGCCCTTGCTATACCTTGCTGAATCCATTGAAAATCAACGGGTTCACACGATATTAAGCGAGGGACGCGAGAGTCCTTCGGGACCAGGATAACCTGGGCCGGGAGGTCTTCGTATGCGATAGACGAGAGGTCATCGATACGATCTATGGCATGATCCAAACACGAAGTAAAGTACTCGTGTAGTGGAAAATGCTGTCGAATCCGACCACAAACATTAGTCCATTGGTACTTACCCCAGAGCTTTTGCTTGGTAGCAACTGCTCCGGGGCCGTGCCTAGGATTAATATTCTTGAGGTCGAGGCCCGTAAACACTCTTTGTAAGAGTACTCGGGCCTGCAAGGTCACATTAACCGGATTGGCGTGCACAATGAAGTGCTTCTCCAAACGGTCTGTGATGACACCGCAGACTTGCTCGATTATTGCAAGCTTAGGTGATAGTTCAACGAGGTCTTCCTCCGTTTTCACAAACGAAGAGACGACCTTGTGTTCTTGTTCATCTGAGTAGGGCAGCTCGTACTTATAAAACCAGTACAAGATTTGCCGTAATACTCGGACTGCTTCTGCACACGGGTCTTGAAGGACCGTGCCGGTTGGGGCAAACACTAGATTGAAGAACTCACCACAAAAGAGTGGAAGTTCACTACCCTTTTGGCTTTCGAAGCCTAGAGAAGTAGCTGACAATTTAGTGTGACCAGTTAAGGCCTTATCAAGGGCCTTCCCTAGCCGTGGTAAGGTTTTCGTAAGAAAACCTATTCCTTCTGTACGCATCCTACCGTTGACTTTGTTAAGAGTCAATCTTAGGCTGCGTGTGTTAAACACGACTCCATGTGACAAATGAATGTCAAGGAGTAGTGCCGCGATGAGTTTATACTCGTCTTGCCTCTTATAAGGGTCCATATGGATTCCTTTGCAAGAGTATGCACCTACCACTTGACTCCTTCATGCGTCTTAACGTATAAAAGACAATGCCAAAACAAACAGCACAGTCAGTATCTGTCAGAACATTCGAGCGGGAAATAAGGCGAGGAAGAAAATTGCCCTTGCGGACAGTTTTTAACCTCGTTGAAATTCCCGTCGGATTGCCGACAGACCAACCATTAACCCAAGACCAGGAATACCCAATCGATACCGATACGTGTCTCAGAGTGCACACCTTCAAGGGTGGCAAACTGATAAGGCAGCGGTCGTCGACGGGATTCATGATCAACGGTAACGATAATAATCAAGCTGTGATCAAAGCATACACTGGGTATGCACAAGATCCATTAGCGTAGATTATTAGTAAACGAGGATTGAACCTCGTTAGTAGGATAATAAAACTCTTGGTTGGTACCAAGAGTCAGACTATCCCTCGTCACAGTAATGGTTGAATCGGAATGCTTAACGGGCGGTTTCCCGCCCAATATAACGCATCCCGATGTTAAGAACAAGCTCGCACTTCCTGTAAGTGCGAGCAGGTAAGAACGGCTCCGAGATATCATGAACTTTTTCATGATAAGGTGGTCAAATACCACCATTCAGGAGCACCGAAGAACCGTTACCAGTGCCGTCGTAGAGAATCGTCGTAGAGGCCCCTGTTGAGGCCATAAACGAGTTCAACTCTGCGCAGACATTGGTAGCTTCCGTAATCGCTGCAAGTGCCCCGACGGGGATTACTGCAACGGTGTAGAAGCTGATCGTGACTGGTGTCGCCAAGTCGACTGTCGAGATGATAGTTTTATCAATCCGAGCAGCCGACCGACGAACCAGCTTGATCCCCTTACCGGTCTCTTGGTGTGAAACCTTGAGACGGTGAGGTAACGCAGGAGATTCGCCAACTTGGGCGTACTCATGCGAACGGCCTACGATTCCGAGGGACTGGAATTCAACTTCCGTACCCGCGGCGTTCTTCACTTCATTGGTGTTAAGTGTATTACTTAGCATACTTTGTTGTTTACTAAAGGCCCTGATGTTTGATTACATCAGGGTTGACGTGTGCGCGGTCTCCTGGAGAATACCAGGGCCGCCCCCAGACTGACCTCTGTTAGAGTCAGTCCGCTCGCCCGAAGCGAGGCCGGAGTCGGCATACATAAGGAACGGCGGTAAGCCGTTTCAGTGCATGTCGATGCCGGATTTGCTGCTGGCCCGTTAAGTAAGTCGAAAGAGCATTCGATGCTCCGACTCCGCTTAACTGACCATAGGCATCTCCGTATGTTTACTACCGGTTCCAGTTGGCGTCGTTTGAAGGAATCTAGGAATTTTCCAACTCCTAGTATCCAATCAACAACGAACGTCCATCGTGTTGCGTTCCATATAATGGCGGGGTTCAAATTCACCCCAAGGCCATCCATGACCGCAAATAAAGCAGCATGCTGCTTTTGCACCTTGTCGAAGGAGTATTGAATCTCCATCTCCAAGTGGAACTTAGAAGGTGCGTAGGTGACCTTGCGATGAGACCTGGTTTGGCGGTTCAGCTGGTACTGGACTCCCTCAGGGGAGAATTCCAGTCCCGGCGAATGCCAATCAGTGCTCTCAAATGTAGGTTCACCTGCGTACTCGGCAAATCCAATAGTGGAATGCCTGGTATTAACCTTTTCGGCTTGGGCTAATAAACGCATAAGCTGCGCTTGGTAGCTTTTAAAGAGGCGTAAAGCCCCTTTAATGTCTGAGTATAACGGTTGCAGATTAAACTTCAGCTGAAGATAATCTGACGACCGCCTTCGGAGGATCTCACGGAAGGATAGGTTCTGGAAAGCAGCTCGTTGAAGGTTATTCAACGAGAGTTGCCTAGCCAGTATGCTGTCCATTTGTGAGAATGTTTCCACGAGTGATTTGAAGTCTTTCAACTCAAGAATTGAGTTGATTAACGATAAATCTGGCCTAATACCTGGCAACAGCCGCTGAAATGCGGCCCCGAGTAATAGGTCTAGCTCTGGAGGGTCAGCGACAACTAAGTCGCCATCCACAGAGATAGAGAACATTGCAGGCATCCCAACAGTGGGATTACTAGCAACTCCGAATTGAGAACAGTTGAACATGTCTACAGTACGTTGGGGTTCTCCCACGTAGCACTGATATTGCCCGGAGAACGGAGTATTCATAACCGTCCTCTCGGAAACGTCAGTGATCAGTGTCGCAGTTGGTAAACTAACTCTCTTCCAATGAGAGAAAGGATGCCAAACGCGACGCCCTGTTCCAGACTCACTACACCGTTCGTCTACAGCAATGAAGCTGGACTCGCGCATGTGGTAAGTCTTAGTTGAAGGCCCATAGGCACCGGACTCTACGAGCTCCGGATCCGGGTCAAAACCGTCTATAAACTCACGTTTATATACGGTCGGAACCCAGTCCCCATCGGGATTCAACGACACAATTCGCTGTTTCATACATACGTAACTAGCCTACCTTTTGCTAGGTAGGCTTAGTGAAGTGCGACTACATACCGGAACCTCACTTGAATGTCAAGTGAACAACATAAGTATCCTTTTTAGGGATATCTATGCGGACACTCTTCACACAGGTGAAGAACTTCCATTGCCGCTTAACGTCTGCCATGCAATCAATGCATGTACAACCGTGCAACGGTTTGGAGGCTGTAGTCATGGAACGTTTTTGACGTTTCATAGGTATTACCTCACTACGTGGACTAC